TAAAGTTAATACTTCTTGCAGGCTTGATAAAGATATCTGCTACAAATTTATTACCGTCAATTACTGAGCTAGTGTTGTTAGTGTTATCACAGATTACTGAAAAATCTGTAAGTCCACGTCTACCTTTGACGTCTCTTAAGAACGGTTCAACTAAGTTTCTGAACTGCGCTCTTGTAAATTCGTCGTTAAATTCGAATAGTTGCGCTTTAGCTGCTGTGCTAACCGCTTTTTCTAATACGATAAAGAGTCTACGTACATTTATTCTATCGAATGCTGAAGGTCTGCTTAATAAAGTTTTATCTCCAAATAGTAAAGTACCTTGTCCAGGTAATGATACTATAGGATTGACTCTTGCTTTATATAAAGAATCCCTATCTGCTTTCTTAGGATTAAATGCTAATTTAGTTACTCCTAAAAGTTGACCCCTGTTTATTCCTGCTGGAGAGAACCATGCATCTGCTACTGAATCAGTATTAGCGCAAAGTCCTGCCATGTGACCAGAAGCTGCTATATATCTGTATTTGTCATTATATTTGTCATATACATATAGTGCTGTTGAATCACAAGAAGCATAAGATGTTGATGTTAAACCATCAGCAAAAGCTTTTACGCTTGCTGCTGGAGTAGCATTATTAACAGTGTCTTCTAATGGTGGTGAAATAAATGCCATACAATCTTTTCTTGCATTTACAATAGATATTAAATCTTCTGCTATTACTTCATCGCCATCGGCGTCTGCAGCTGCAAAAAGTAAGTTAACATCTACAGTTTCAGCATCTTCTAAAAGATCGAATCCTGCGGCTATTTCGCCAGTTGTTGGTGTGTTATCATCAACTCCACCTGCAAGTGAAGCTTCAATTGCTGATGCGTGTGTGTGGAAGCTATTAGACGCTTCTGCGTCTCCTGTTCCACCAGTTACTGCTTTCGCTGCAACTAAAGTAAATCCTGCTTCTAGTAAGTTTGTATCATGGTCAATCCATCTGATATAGTTAGATTGATTGTTAATAACATCCTTATAGTAGTTAGTACTACCGTCGTCTTTTTTAGCGTCAGAGGCTTGTGATACAAATCCAAAAGTTTCTAATACTGTACCTGGTGTACCGCTTAATGCGCCATCTTCATCTATAACAGCAATATGCAGTTCGTCATTAGTGACTCCTGCTGCAGTTGCAGATGCTGATGTACCTGGTGCAGCATCAAAATTACTAGCATAAGTCCAACCACTGAATGGTGAAGCTCCTGCTGTTATCATTGATACCTTTATGCTATTACCCAGTACTCCTGGATGTTTAGCTGCCCATGCCCCCAAATTAAGACTTCCATCTGCATAATTATTCAAATAATGTTCATTATTTTTTATCAGCTGTCCTGTACCTTGCGCGGTCGCGTTTAAATGACCTGAAGCTACTCGAACCACTTTAAGAGCATTACCATACTTTAAAAAAGATGCTGCTACTAGAAAGTGTTTAGCTGTGGAATCGTCTGGTGTACCAAACGTAGCTGCAAGTTCGTTTTCTGAACCTACCGTTACAATTTGTTCCACTGGACCCCAGTTGAATGCTCCTGCAAATCCACCAATGCTGGTTGATACTGCTGGGACTACATTCGTGGCGTCGATTTCTTGAACCTGAACGCCCGGTGATACTTGAAATGCCATCGCTTTGTCCTCTATTTTGAGTTAGTTAATAAGTTTCATAATAAGAATTATTCAATTACTATTATTTATAATAAAGTGTTTTCTAACGAGTTAACTCAACTGATTGAGAATTATATTCTATTATAGGATTTTTGCCTGATATATCAATAATATTATGTTCATGCATTACCCCATTTTTTGACCACTTAACTCTATCTCCATTGAATTCCATGGAATCTGTTTGTATTTTATTTTCAAACATTGATATATATGTTGTTGGTTTTAACCAATAGTCTCTATTTTTAAATTTTTCTAAAACCTTTTTAGGTAAATTTTCACCTGTTGCTTTTCTATAACCTTTTGTTCCTGGTGTTGAATTGATTTCAATAAACATTGGTGGTATCTTATTTCTATCTTTCGATGGGAATATATCTACACCTACCCATAAACCATCAACAGCTTTAGCTGCTTTTTCTACATGTTCTATTTCTAAATCTGTTAATTCTATTGGTTCAGGTTTTGAGCCTAAAGATACGTTTGTTCTAAAGTCCTTTGCAACTTGTGGTCTTTTTATTGCGCCATGAAACTTACCACCAATCACATGTGCACGAATATCGAATGTAAAGTCATCAATCATTGTTTGTAATAACACACCCATATTCGGGTCTAACTTATGCATTAATTGTACAGTAGAATGTAATGAACTTTCTGAATCTACTTTAATAACACCAATACCTAATGAACCTGTAAGTGTTTTAAGAATAACTGGATATTTACCACCTAATCTTTTCATAGCATCAATTGCTTTTTCTGGATGATGTATTAAAACAGTTTTAGGTTGATTTAGTTCTGCTTCAGCAAGATACAAACTTGTTCTATATTTATCAGATGTAATTTCCATACATGCTCTTGTATTTACACATACAACACCTGCTCTTTCTAATTGAGTTAAAAAGTCTGACCATGCTTTTCTTTTAGTAACAGGTGCTCTTACAAATACAATTGTATTATCATCAATTTTAAACTTTCTTTCTTTCTCTGCAATACCATCATAGATATACCTTACACCATTTTCTAAATCAGAATATGCACCTTGTACATCTACTTTAAACGCTTTAAGACCTAGCTTCTCTCCTTCTTTTATAAAGTCATCTGCAGTTGCCTCAGGGTCATCAGGGTCTTCTGGGTCATCATACCAGAGATATACAAATCTGTATGTCTTTCCTTCTTCTTCAGACAATACTTCTATATCTTCCCACTGTTCTGTAGTATAGTTATATTTTCTTTTTCTATAATCGCTAAAATTTTGCATTTCCAGTCCACTCCTGTTCGAACCAGATGTTCCCATCTTCGTCTTTAGTATATTTATCCTTTTCATAGTTCCCACTCTCAACGTAGCCAAATGGTAACATATCGTCTTGAATAGCTTTTAATCTTTCTTTATATAACATATCTTTCATATCAATATTTGTTAATGATTGAAAAACATCTGTTGTTGTAAACCATGCAAATAATACTAAATTCATCATTAAGTCATCATGATTTGGAGCAACAGCCATATAAGTATTTCCTTTACTTACAAATGTACTCATTTCAACTATAGTATTTGCATCATTTATTTTTAATTTCTTTTGTTCTATTAAATCTTTTATACTCGAACAACCAATACGTTTTACTCTTTTTGTCATTGTAGCACCAAGAGCATTTGCTTTAATACTTGATTCTACAAACATGTTCTCATATTCTAAATCATAATAGAGTCCATTACATACAACTCCACCTTGGTCATTACTTTCAATTACAACATAAGCTTCGTTATATGTATTTGCATATTTGTATATAATATCTGGTAATAACATTGGAGATATATTATTATCTCTAAATACACAAACTTGTTCAAATGGTTGTGTAGTCACATCAACAATTGTAAATGTACTATAGTCTTGATTTCTTCCCTTTGAAACATCAACAGTCATGACATACTCATGTTCAAGTTCAGGTTGTTTGTATACAAATACGTTTTCTTTATAAAATTCTGGTTCAATACTTTGTTGAGCTAATAAATAATTTGAACCTATTAATGTATTACCTCTTCCATGAAATGTATTACCAAATTCTTGCTCAAACTGTAATTCCGAAGTATTAGATACAGTTTGTCTTTTCCACTCTTCATCTCTTCCTGGTACATCCCACCAATCAACTCTAAAAGGTTTAAACTCATTTGTTTTTTGTACAGCACCTTCCCATAGTTTATGATATACATTACCTATTCCATTTGCCGTAGAAGTAATAATAACCTTTGTATCTTTACCAGATGAAACTACCGGATAAGTAGATGTATAAAACTGTGCGTCATTCTCTACAAAAGCAAACTCATCTAAAAATAATAAGTTAATTGATAAACCCCTTATTGAACTACCACTTGTAGCAGAAGCTATTATCTTACTATTATTACTAAACTCTATACTACCTTTATTTAATGCCTTACAACCTGGCTGTAAAAAGAAAGGTAAATTTTCTAGCGCAAGCGTAATACGCGCGAGCATTTCTCTAGCAACTGCTCCCTTATTAGCTAATATAGCAATTGTTTTTTCTGGATGAAATACTGCATACCATAAAAGATATACGACTGAAGAAATTGATTTACCACTTTGTCGACAAGCTAATACAATACTAAATCTACTATCATTAAAGTGTTTAAACATCTTTTCTTGATATGGATATAAATCAAATGGAACTAAACCTTCATCTAGATTAATAATTTTAATATAAGTTCTTGCGAAATATGCAGGATTTCTCATGCACTTTTGGTATTCTAGAATATCCTCTCTTGTGAATTCAGTTTCAACACCATCTCTTTTAACAGACGGGTTGCCTAGATAACCAAACTCATTATTCTTTAACTTTTGCATCAATCACATTATCTCTATCTAATAAAAGTCTTTGCAAGTCAGTTGTACTACCTACAAACATATTATTATTTGTCACATTTTTTTGTTTTTCAGTCTCATCTGCTGTTAAGTCTTTCTTTTTCTTTTGTAAAGACATAAGCTTTTCAGTAGTATCACCAATATTTTTTATTGTTTGAGCAAGCACTTCAAAAGCTCTTGGATGTTCAGATTCTCTCGCAAGTTCTGCAAGTACGTCCATAGAGCGAGTACCTGTATATATTAAGTCTTTATAAGTTTTTCGTGAAAACTCATAATCATCTTTAATATCTTTATCTATTTTAATAGGTCTGTTCTGTCTTACTTCTGGCAAATTCTTTTCTAAATTTGCAGTCATTTTTTCTTTTTTATCCATTATCCACCTTCAGTAATAGTTTCCGTTACTGTGAAACTATCAGCATTATCAGAAGAACCAACAGTAAAATCTATTTCCTCAAACGTTCTACCTACGTTATCTTTTTCGTGGAAATCTAGATTGACTTCACGTATTATTGCTTGGTCGGATGTTGGACCAAAAAACTTCATTTTCATTGTAAAGTCTAATTGATAGATTAATACTCTTCTTTCTGTAAAGTCTCCTTCATATTGGTCGTCTATAGCAATTGAACCAAGTATTACAGAAACATCTTGTTTATAATCAAACCCTGTGACTGGCTTGATTGTGACATTATACTCTGGTTGAAAATATGGTAATATTTGTTCTACTATTTGTAAACCATCATCTTGATTTTTTGCCATAATATATAATGACATTCCAATATCGTATGAAGTATAATGCTTTATTGTTTTCTTTTTAGTAACATCTGAAGCATGTGTTTCAGATATAATATTTCTTTTAGCTAACTTTTGAGTAGTATCTAAAGTAACGCCACTAATTTCAAAGGCCATTCTTGGTAATTTGATAGCCATTTGAGCATCAAATCCAGTTTCTTGGTCTAATCTAGCTAAAAACTTTTGTTTAGGTCCATACGCTAATGGAACTCTTATTTGATTTAAAATACTACCATCAGCTGCAGTTCTTGCAACTTTTAAATTATTAAACAATGTACCAAAGACTGCAACAGACTTTCTCATTGTAGCATGATAAAAATGGTCACCAAACATTAGTATGTCTCCGATGGGTCGCCAAATGGATTTGATTCTGAGAAATCAATAAATCCATCAGCATTTATTTCAAAGTCTATATTTTGAGCTTCTTCATCAGCAATCCAAGAGTTTCCTGTTAAATCAGTGACATCGCTATAAACTTTTGCTATTGTTCCAGTATATGCGCTTGTTCTACCTGTTAGTGTTCCACCTACAGTAAAGTCCTTTGCTGACGTTGAGCCTGATGTACCAATATTAGATACCCATAGTTTACTTAAAATATTAGATGGTTTCTTTCTTTGTTGTACTTCACCAAATACAATAACTGCTGGAGTATCTCCTACAGCTGCTGTAATAGTTTGTTCTACTATTTCTCCTACTGCAAAATGATTTCCACCTGATATCGTAACATCTATTGGAAGTTGATAAGCAGCTTTTGCTGTTGAAGTATCTATTGACTCAACACCTGTTTCAAAGTCCTCATCACTATATTCAAATAGTGAGCATTGCATTTTGTATACAGGTAAGTTAGATAATTGATAGAATGGTGATTCGTCTTCTACAAAAGTTATCTCAAAAAATGAATTGGTCATTGGTAAGAAGATTAAATCTCCTTCTTGTGGTCTTGGGTCAACAACATTATCTGAGAATGCACCAACTCTTGTTTCCCATCTTCTTCTTGATACGATAAAGGTAGCATCGTCTCGTATTTCTAAACCAAATTTAGAATATAAATCTCCAGCACCTTCAAAACCTTCAGTATTTTCAATGTACATTTCTAAGAGATATGCATCATCAAATTTTCCTGCAGGGTCTTCGTTAAGTATACTATCTCTATTTACAAGAGTACGTGGAATGTAATAAACATCTTGTCCATATATTCCTAATGATTCTATTATCAGGTCTTCGTATAAGTGTTGTTCACTTTTGACGGCCTGAGAAAAGTATACGTTTCTCGGCATGTTTTATCCTGTCATGAAGTCGACTGGTTGTTCCCAATTAAGCCTAGCTTCTTCTTCTAATTTTACTAATTCTTCGTTTGCGTCATCAAACAATTGACGACCATTGAACGTTACTCCACCTGGCATTACCATACCTTCAAACTT